GGGCCAGCGGGGAAGATGTTGTAGACATCGCAAGTAGGGTCAGCGGCGCAGCCCCCGGTGACGGTGGGGACGATGATCGAATTGACGTCCTTCACAGGGAAGGCGTGCAGGGCCAGCCGCGATGATGGCACCGGTCCCCTATGTCGGTCCTTCAGCAGATAGGCCATACTACTTCCTTTTCTTGCCAGCCGCCTTTTTCGATGCTGGTTTCTTGGCTACAGGAGCGGGTTTCGGAGCTGGCTTTTCAACCGGCTCGGGCGGCAAGGGTTCTGCGGATTGCACAGACTTCAGCATATCTCCCACGGGCAGCAGGGCCGCCTCGTTCTCATCAAGTTCAATCGTGCTGCCGACCTCGTAGAAGATGTCGTTTCTGAGGATGGCACCGGTCACTACGTACTTGGGCATCATCGCCTCCTTCTATGGTGGAAGCGGGGGAGCCAAGTCCAGCTCCCCCATTTCCAATTACCTCCTATGCCTTGCAGAAGACCATAGCGGCCTTCGATCCGTCGTAAGTTCCGGCGGACATATCGACGGTCGTGCCTTCGACTGTCCCGGTAGTCACCGGCGTGTGAGCCGTGATCGTCGTACCCAGGATTCCCAGGACGATGTCGGCCACTGCCAGCGCGGCAGCCAGCCCGAGGACCGTCCCGACTCCGACCGTGATCGTGTCGTTGCCTCCCGCGATGACCCAGCCGACTCCCGTAACCGAGGTCACGGTTTTGAAGGCCTTGGTTCCCGCGACGGTCACCCCGTCGGCTCCTACCGTGATCGTCTCCGTGATGACCACGTTGTCGATGTTGGTCCCGACGATGACGATGGTCCCTCCCGTATCCGCCCCAGTAGCTACCACGGTCCTCGTGACCGTGATGTTGCGCGGGACATCGGGTTGAGCCGCGACGGTGTAGGCCCCCACGATCATGTTGGTGCTCGTGACAATGCGGTCCACGTCCGCCACTACCGGGGTTCCCAGGTTGGCCAGGGACACGAGGTCCCCTGCCTTGAAGCCGATAGCCGGAACTATCACCTTGCGCCTAAGTTTCTCGATACCCATAAGGCATCGCCTCCTTTAGGCTACAGCCGCGAGGATCAGGTAGCCCGCCTTGGCGTCCACGATCTTCTGGTCCGCGCTGTACTCGCAGCGGATCATGGTGGACTTGCGGTCCTCGTCCCTCCACACCGAGACCTCATGGTCGATGTCCATGAAGGTATAGCCCAGGGTCGCGGCCTCGGGTGAGGGGTTCGGCTCCACGTAGGCCAGGATGACGGTCTTTCCCCACACGTAGGAGAGGACCGACGTCTGACCTTCCTTCGCCGTCTCGTACAGGCACTTGCCCACGATCACCCGGTCGACCCCGAAGAACTCGGCGGCCAGCTCTTCGGTGAGTATCCCCTTCTGGGAATACTTGATGACGTCCCGCAGGTCCGGGTGCATCTTGAGCTGCTGCCATACCTGGTAGCCCATGGCCATGGTGTTCGGCAGGATCCCGGTCGCCACGAGCACGGCCGCCTTGCCGGTCTCCACGTTGGCCTCGGGGTCCGAGTTCACCTTGTCGCTCCACTGGTTGACACCGGCGAGAGTGACGTTCTGGGTCATGTAGGTGCCGCTCTGAGCCATCGCCGCCAGGCGGTACTCCTCGTCCAGGAGCATCTTCCGCATGAGCTTGTTGGTGAAGCGCACCCTCGGATTGATCGGGTTGTCCGCGGCCCGGACCACCTCATCGGGCAGGGCGATCTTCTCGGCATAGGACTTGCACGAGAAGCTGTCCGTGGAAAGCGTGAAGTCCACTTCCCGCGAGGTATCACCGGGAGCCCTGATGATGTTGGCCTCGACGCGGAATTCACCCTTGCCGAAGATGGCGTACTTGTCCGAGGGCTTTGCAACCGGGCACTTCGGGAAGAGCGAGCGGGCGATGAAGTTGGTGTTCTTGTACTCGACGGCTACGTTGGTGAGTAGCCCGTCTATGTGAACGTCAGTGACTTGAGGGTTTGGCATATCTACTCACCTCCTCCTAGTACCTAAGTCCCGGCAGAACGAAGACCTCGATGATGTCTCCGGCTGCGGTTGAAGCGGCTTCAGCTTTGGCGACGCAGTTGTCGTTGTCGGTCGTGGTGACGACCAGGTGACCGGAGGCGTCCGCCTTCAGGTAAGACCCGATGGCGATACCGCCGCCCGCCGTGCCGTCCACGTAGGCCTTGGCGCACCCGCAGCGGACGACCCTCGCAGCCTCGTTCAGGTTGGGCTTGTTGACGAGAATGCCGAAGCCTTCTCCGGCTCCCGCCAGGAGCACCCCGCCTTCAGCCGCGCCGACCTTGACGGCGTGGTACTGCATCAGGCGGTAGTCAGCCTCCGCCTTGTAGGATCGGGTGATGGCATCTGTCAATGCTTCCGTAGCCATCTAGCTCACCCCCCGACCTTCTTGAGATGGGCTTCCCCGAGCTCGGGCTTCTCTGCCATCACCAGGCGGATGGCCTCATCGAGTGGTATGCCCTTCTCCTCGGCGAGCTTCTTGGACTCGCTCTCCAGGGTGATCGGCTCAGCCTCTCCGGATCCCGCCGACCCCGCCTCGCCGAACTCGATGACCTTGCCCAGACTCTCGATCAGCTCGCGGGTGCCTATGGGGTCGGACATGTACCGCCTGCCCCAAAGGTCGCGCTGTGCGGGAAGCATACGGCCTTCCTCGCACGCCTTGGTGATGACCGCCAGACCCTCAGCGAAGACGATCCGCTGACCGGTCTCGGTCATCTGCTTTGAGAGTTCCGCGAGGTCCTTCTCATCCGCCGCTTTTGCCGCTTCCAGTTCGGTCACTTTCTCGGACAGCGCGGTCTTCTCGCCGATCATCTCGGTGAGCTTGGCCTGCACTTCCTCGTCGGTGGCCGTCTCGGAGAGCTGCAAGAGCTTATGGATTTCGCTCATGTTCATCCTCCTTTTCTTCGGTTCGTTCACGTCACCCGCTTCTCCCGGTCCGCCGGGCGTCTGCACGCTGCGAAGGTTCATGTTGGCAAGCCTGGCCCTGACCTCTTTGAGATAAGTCCTCAATGTCGGAGCCCCCGTTATGCCGCGCCAGAAGTCCTCGCCCTTTGCGAGCAGCGCGTCGAACTCGGTAAGCAGCGGATGTAGTAAGGCCCCCTCGGTGGGGGCCTCCTCAAAGTTTGTAGCTGGTATATCTTCCAGCTCGATCTCGATAGGCGGGGGTGGATCATTCGTCTTCTCGGACAACACAATCTTCCCGCAGTCGGACAAGCTCACCTCGGGCATGAGCTTGAGTACGGGGGTGTTGGTGAGCGCCCCCCCGAAGAGCACGGGGTAGTAGGTCTTGCCCGTCTCCTCATCTTTGTAGCTGCCGATCTCGGGTGAGAAGTATCGGAAGTGTCGGTCCTTGATCGCCGCCTTGCCCTCCGGCGTCCACTCCACCTCGGCCTTGATTGCGGGTATATCCTTGCCCGCCGCGTTCTTGAAGCTGGCCTTGAAGAGCCGCTTGATCCAGCCCTGGGCCTTGCCGCCGTCATGCCCGACGTCAACGGCAGGGTCGATCTTTAGGACCCGCTGCTCGAAGTGTGCGAGCACCTTGGCCGCGAACTCCTCCCCGAAGTCGACCTTGCCGTACTTGCTGGTGTCCAGCTCCATGATCGGGAACAGCACTATCTCAGCCATTTTCTTCCTCTCCTTCAACACTCCGTTGGCCTGGCGCATAGCCTCAGCCTCATCGCCGCCCCGCTCGATGACGGAATTGAATACTGCTATCCATTGCCGCTGCACATCCTCGGGCTGGCCCTTGACATGATCGGGAAGGGCAGGGTCCCCAGGCTTTGAGTAGGGCATTAGGTCACCGCCTTTGATTCCTCACGCGAAACGAAAATCATGATGCATCGGCAGGCATCCCCGCCGTAACAAGCAGGATCCGGCAGGGTCTCCTCCACCCCGTCCTCCACCGTGAACTCCTCCCCGTCCTGGCCTTCGCACTCGGCACAGATGTTGCCGTCGAGCAGGCCCGAGCGCACGGCGGTCGCGTACTCGGTCGCCATCTCGGCGGCGTAGTCCGCCCGGCCTTCGTTGATGCCCTCGGTGATCGCCGCCGAGCACAACGTCCGCAGGCCCTTATCCGACAGCGCGAGCAGCCAGTCGTAGATGGTGGACTCGATATTGTCGGGTGCGATCTCCTTGAGCAGCGGAATGATCTTGCGCAGTGCCGCTTCCTTCAGGACCTGGCTCTCGGCCGCCACCACCATGTCGGCCCGGTTCTCGATCACCTCGTCTATCGGCGGGCTCTTGCGGGTGATCTTGCCCTTACCTTTGCCGGGCTTCTTCGCTTCTTTCATCACCCTTTCGCCCTGCTGCCTGCGCTCAATCACATCGGCCGCCTGCTGCTTCGCAAGTTCCTCGGCCGTCTTCTCCTTGCCGAAGTCGTAGGCCTCGCGCATGGCCGAGCGGACCGCGTCCGCCGCTTTGCCGAAGAACTTGACCTTTACCTTGTTGGGGTCTATGCGCCCCGTCTTGGCCATGGCCGCGAGGTCGGCGGCGAGCGCCTTTGCCTGCTCCTTGCGAACTTTAGCCAGGGCGGCAACGAGAGCATCGGCGGCTGTGTCTATGCGGGAGTTTATCCCGGCGAAGTCTACGTGCTTCTCGTTCTCGGTGAGGGGCCTGCGAAACTCAGCTAAAACTAAAGGGTTACCGCCGCCCTCGGAGGCCTCTACGGGCTTCCCTGTCTCGTCAGGCTCCGGCATCTTCTCGCGTTGCTCTTCCTCCTTCAGCTCGGGCAGCTTCATGATCTGGCGAAGGTGCTGCTCGGTGTCGAAGTTGGGAGTGACATGCCCGGCAAGCGCCTGCAGCGCCGCTGATATCGCCGTGAAGTCCTCGGCCCTGATGTTTGAACATTTCAGTTTCGGCGGCTCGGCCACACCCTCCCAGTTGTAGCGGACGATCTCGGGGATGAGGTGCTTGTTTAAGGTCTCGCAAATCTGCTCGGCCAGCGATTCTAAGGAGAGGTAGTAGGGGTCCTGCATGACCTCCCCTACCGCCCGTGATCCCCGGTCCATGGTGCCCAAGTTTACGAACTGCTGCATGACGGCGGCCGATATCATCTCGTTGTGGTAGCGGATCTGACCGTCGGCAGGTTTCCAGTTCTCCCCGAACTCGATGCCGAATTCCCAGTCATACGGGTAGCGGACACCCGCCGACTCGTGCGCCCGCAGGTTTTCCAAGATGGTGTCCGCTCGGGTGCGGTCTTCATCGCTCGCGTCCGCGCCCTCCTTGAACCATGGCACCCCCATGCCGAAGCGCTCATACGACATGGCCGAGACCTTCTCGAAGGCCAGCTTCATCTTCCAGTGCTTATAGGCCGAGCGTAATATGCTGCGGCCTTCCCAGTTGTCGAACTCCTGGTCGATGGCGAAGTGGATGAGCTTAGCCGCGGGGATCGGGTCGGTCCTCTTTGTGCTCACTACCTGCTCTACGGTGTCTAGGTCCCCGTCCTTCTCGTTCCACTTGAAGATGGTCGAGGGCATACGGGGCGCGAGCTTTATGCAGTAGTAGCGGCCGCTGACTGAGTCGTAGGCCCATACCTTTTCGAAGAGCATCACCCCGAAATCGAGGGCCAGGAGGAAGTGGCGCAACATATACCGCCAGGGTTTAGCCGCGCCCTCGAACAAATTCCAGCTCACGAAGTCCGCTATCTCTACGTCTTGCGCCTCGTCCGATACCGGCTCCACGGACCAGTTGGCGGCTATCAGCGGCTCCTTGCAATACTTGAGCGTCCCCTGCACCTGGCCGTCGGATAGCCTCATCTCGTCGATGATCTTCCATTTGTTCGAGCCGTAGCCGGCGGCCCAGTCCTGGTTGTAGTCGACCTCGGTTAGGATGCCGCCGTAATTGGTGGTGCCGGATGCGCCGAACTCATTCCCGGTGGTGCGCGGCTTCTCCGAGAGCTGCTTCCGTTTACCTATCTCGATCGGCCCTATCTTCAAGGTTCCTCCTAAAATCTCGCCTGCTTCATCCCGGCGGTTACGGGCTTTTGCTCCTGGGCCGTAGCCGTAGAGCCGGTGAAGTGCCCCGGCTTCTGCCTGGCCGCCTGCACCGCGAAGTCGAAGGCGTCTATGAGGTCGTCATGGGCGCCGTCGGGAAACTCAAGCATCTGGTCCAAGAGCTTGTCGTGCTCGGGGTTGCCTTCTTCCAGCCAGATGAACCCGGCTTCCGCGATCGCGGAGAGTGAAAGGAAGCGGGTTACCTTGTCCCTCACCGTGCGCTGTTCCGCGAAGGGCAGGTAAATACGCTGCTCCCGGTTGATGCGGTCAAGCTCTTGCTTTAAAACCTTCTGGTAGAAGATGGTTTCCACGCCGATCTTTACCGGCTTGATGTAATCACCCAGGGCGAAGATGGTTTTGAGCAGCTGATGAAAGGTGAGCTTCGCTTCCAGGATGCGTCCGGCGAATATGCGGCCGTCCTTATCGAAGCCCGCGTTGGCGATGCCGATATAGTCCGACTGCTCCTTCTCGCCCGCGCTGGGGTCGATCCCCATGTACTCGTCGAGGTTCTGCGGCCTGGCTCCCAGGGGGAAATAGCGGAACCATTCCTCCTTGAAGAGTTTGCCCTCGCGCTTGGACGGGTCGTTTAGAAACTCTTGCGCGTAGGCGATGGAGCCGATCACCCTGCGCCTGGCGTCGAGCCTCTCCCGGGTCCAGCGCGCCGGCCAGAGGATGCCCCCCACATACCAGGACTGATCTACCCCCTCGTAATGGTCCCGCGAGCTTTCGGTTTCCACCCACTCGGCAGGGATCACCTTCACATCCCAGACGGTGGGGTCCCCAAATTCCCGGCGGGCGCGTTCAGTCTTCACCACCCTCATCATCACCGAGTCGTGGTGCAGGATAGTGCCGATGTAAAAGTAGTCACAGCCCTTGCCGCCGAGGGAGAGCAGCGTCTTTAAAAGCCAGCTTTCCAGCTTGTCCCGCTGCCCCTTGGTGGCGACGTTCTCATCATTTTCAAGATCGTCTACGACCACCGCGTCGGGCCGGTACTGCCGCCGCTTGAGGCCGCGTATGCTCTTGCCCGCGCCTACCGCGCACACCACTTGATCGGCGGTGTTGATAAGCTCGCGGTCGGTCCACTTTACGTACTGCCGCTTTGCGTCCAGCTTCGGCGCCAGGTGGGGGAAGTCCGCGAGCAGCAGCTCGTTTTCCTCAATCTCCTCGATCACCGAATGCAGCTGGCCTTCCGCCTGGGAGCTGGTGTCGGCCACGAGGACCACGAAGTGTTTGCGTTTCGTGGCCAGCCACCATAGCACGACCACGAGGTCCATGACCGTACTCTTGCCGTGCTCGCGGGGTTCAGCCCGCAGGATGTGCTTGTCGGCTTCATCCTCCTGCACCAGCTCGAACAGCTCCTGGTGATGGGGACCGAAGGGCACGCGCTCGCCGGTGGCCTCGTCTACGAGGTGGTGGGTTAGGTAGGTCTCGGCGAAGAATCGGACGGACTTATACGCCTCAGTTTTGCGTAGCCACCTTGCGACCGTTTCCGCCCTTTCCGTTTCCGGGAGTGTATTGAGCAAGGACTGGACCAACTCCGGCGGCGAACCCTCCATCGGTGGCGAGCTTTTTGATGATGGCATCTTCTACGTCCTGCCTTACGGTTACGGTGGCGGTGGTTTCAAGCTCATGGCGGTCACGCCAGCGGTCAGGCCTGCGGTTCTTCAGCCAGAAGATGCAGGCGGTGACACCGGCGGGGCTCGTGTCGGCTATAGCCCGTTGGAATAGCGCCTGCTCCACCTGATCGTCCGGCTCCTGCTTGCCCGCGTTCAAGGCCCCGGCGAACTCGGGGTAGCGTCTTTCCCAGTTGTAGAGGGTGCTCACGGCGATGCCGAGAGCGACGGCGATCTCCTCGTTGGTCTTGCCGTTACGGGCTACCCAGTAGGCCAGCTTTACTTGCGCCTGGCTGTACTTGGTGGGCATACCCTTCTTCTTGCCGGCGGGCTTCCTCGCGGCGGGCTTTTTCTTTTTGGTCTGGGCAGCAGCGGTCATGGTGATCTCCATAAGGTTGAGCCGCGCACACGGCCTTTAATTTAATGGGGGATGTTCGCCCCTGCGGAGGCCCGAGCCTGCAGCGTTGCTGGGGCTGGCCTCGCGGATAGTTGGTTCTGTCCGGTGCGCGGCTTGGTTCCGGCAAAGGATGAGGGTCGCCCCTTGCGGAGGTCCCCCCGTAGTAATACCGAACAATTAAAAAGGCCCCCTGCAGCGAGAGGGCCATACTTCCACAATCTAACTCCAAGTCAAGAGCAAATCGCGTCATTTGTCAAGCCCCTCCCATAATATCCCTGATAGCCGCCTTGTCTCAAGCTGAGGTCGAACCTTGATAAGTATGCCTTTTTTGTCGATCAGGATCCGGGACCGGCTCGCCCTTCTCAAGGTACTGCACCATCTGGTATCTGAGCCTCGCCAGTTGCTTGTCCACGTTGATCTTCATGCGGTGAGCCCTGAAGTCCCGTATGGGTAGCTTCATCTCCCCCGGCTTTTGGTAGCTCGTCTTCACCTCGGGCTTCGGCCCCTGCGAGAGGTAGGCGACATCATACAGCAGGGAGTAGGTAGCAAGGAACGACTCGGGGGGCAGCAGGCGCATGCACTCACCCAACCTTTCGTTCTCCCGCCTCAGCCTGACGCACTCCGCTTCGAGGCGCTCTATGCGCTTATCCCTGGTGTCATGGCGTCTTAGGGCTGCTGCTGCCATGCCGCCCTCCTTTTCTCATCCGACTTCATCTCGCCCCAGGTGTAGAGGACCAGGGCGAGGAAGCAAAGGCCGAAGAAGGATAGGAGGTGCTCAGCCTTCCTCATCGGTGCCACCTGCGCCTCTTCTTCTTGCTGGGAATCCTTATGCCGTATTTTTCCGCGAGCTCTGGGTTCTTCTCCACCAGCTTTTCCGGTACGCAAAGTGGCCACTCATCATCCCCCGGCGGTGTCCATGGTTTCGCGGGATCCTTGATCTCG